CTGGCTCCACGTTCAATCCGCGCACAAACTCAACGCGATGCGCTGAGTTCAGCACCTCGCGGAACGTTGCGGAGGTGTAAGTCCAGTTGTTCGTGGCCTCCGTAACTCGCATTGGCCTTAAAACACGGTTGTACATGTTCCAGACGAAGCGCTTGGCTGCGCTATCTTCCGTGGTCGTTGTGCTGGTTGTGCGAATCGTGCCAAGGTAGCGATGTGTAGGCGACGCGCTTTTCACATAGACGCCATCTTCCAGTGTTATCCCCGTAGCTCGCGTGGTCGCATTGGTCCACGCGGTAAGCGAAAGCGTTAACGTGCCTGCGTTATCGTGCACGAATACATCATAGTTTGTTGCATCGCTCAAGGTGCCCAGCGCCAGCGTCAGTTCACTAAACTGGTAGGACTTCCAGTAGCCGTTCGTCAGCAGGTCTAGCCGATTGCCAAGATAGGGCGTGAAATAGAGATTAGTTTTACTGGTCTGGTCTGACGTGCTGGACACCACACCGCTTTCAAGGGTGAGCCGCCCCTGACAGAAGCGGGTATCTGTGGCTTGCGCCGCGCTGCTCGCATCCGCCGTCAGCAACGCTTCGGTCGTAGAGATAAAGGTGCCAACCTTCTTCTTGAACGTTCCCGGCGTGGCCGAATAGCTGCCATCGTCCGCAAGGAAGCACGCTCCGCCCGCGCCTCCACCCGTCAGCCCGGACACATAATAGAAGTGGACTACGTAGCAGGTCGTGGCACTGGCACTGCTGGCGCTGCCGAGCGAGCCTTTATGCGCGATGAAGCCGATAACGTCCGCATTGGCCGCCGTGGTGGCAAGCGCCTGCGTAACAGTGTTGTTGCCGCTGAGGCGCACGGCATCACCCACCGCGTCACCGGAGCCGCAGGTGTAGGACTGGCCGTAGCCGAGAGAGGCGATGCGATCCTTGACGAGCGCGGCAATCTCGTTGCCGAACTCGTAGACGCCAAACTTGGCATCCCAGCGTTTGCCGTTGAATGTAGCATAGGTCAGCGGGTCCGTGCGCACGCGGAGCGGGAAAGCGTGCCCCTTCGCGTCTCCTGCCGCCGTGGTGTAATCCGTGGCCATTTAAGAAAGTCTCCAAGCAGATACAACAATCGTTGCCGTCGCATAAAACAAGCCGCTGGGCAGCCCCGTGGTTTTGGGTTGCGTCATCTCGAAAGCGCCATCTTCCACTACGCAGCCGTGATAGGTGGTGCCTGCCAACACCAGCGTGCCCACCGTGCTCGTTAGGTTCGCTTCGTCGGCAAGCATGGCCGTCGTCACCGCATCCCCGCTGGAATCCACGTAGCAGACCACGAGCGTTATCTTGCGGCCGCGATAGCCGAACTTCTTCGTGGCTTGTCCGTCAATGCCTGCCGTGGAAATCTTCTCACGTGCATAGATGCGCCCACCAGGGCGGTATTCCACGAGGAACTTACCCGCGCTTTCCACTGTGTAGGTTGCGGAGTAGGTTACCGATCCCGCGCTAAAGACAGCCGTTTGCGCCATCGCGCCTAGTCTCCGAGATGCATCACTTGGCCGAACACCGCACCCGCTGCGAAGCGCTTGTTGCGGTCCGCCATGCGAATATCTTCCTGCCTTCGCTTTTCCGTTTCCCAATAGCGCGTGGTGGGCGTCTTCGCGTCTTCTTCGGCCTGCTTGCGCTTGGCAATCTGCTCTTTGTCGGCCTCGATGCGCGTGAGCCGATTCCGGCCTTCTGGCGTATCCAGCGTGTTAAGCACCATCTGGTCGGCGAAGTCGCGCTTGAACTTGTCGGTGAGCTTGTTCACGTCGAAGCCCTCCGCACTCAGGACTTGCTCAATGGTCCTTCCGTGCAGCTCTGAGAAATGCTTGCGGCCTGCGGCAATGTCTTGGAGGCGCTTTGTCGTGGCGTTCTCGACGTTTGTCTTCGCCTCTTCCTCCATGATTCCGAGTTCTTTTTCGGCACGCCAATTAATTAGCAATCCCAGCGGATTGCCCGCAGTGAGCAGTCCGATGATACTTTTCGCCGTCGATACGCGCCCCTGCGACTGTTTCAACCGCGCTTCGCCGCTCTTAATGGCAGCCTTTCCTACTTCCTCATCAATCAACAGCGTTTCGCGCGTTCTAAAGCGCCGGAGCATCGCCTCGGAAGCCTTCTTGCGCACCTCTTCGTATTTGATAGCCCGCTCGAAGTAGTCGTTCACCATGTCCGCAGCGAAGCCTGCCACTGGTAGCACGCGCGCCGCAGAGACTGCCGAGCCACCAAAGCCCAGCTTTGACGCGCCCGAGTTGATGAGCTTCTCGATGCGATTGCTACCCACCAGTGACGCGATGTCGGTGAAGCTCCCGCGTCCAGAGAGCACGTTTTGCAGCGCTCCCGACTGAATCAGATTTCTCGCAAACTTGGAACGCGAGATAGCCCGGTCCACTTCTTCGGTGCGCCGCTTCGCTGTTTCTGCCTCACGCCGCAGTGTCTGCTGTGCTGCAATGCCGCGCTTGGCTGCATCCTGCACTCGCTCCAGTTCTCTAAGACGCTTGCGGGAATTAGAGTCGAGCTGCTTACCCTCTTTCTCAGCACGCATCGCCTGCTGTTCCAGCTTCTTGATTTCTGCCTGCGTGACAGCCACGGCTTTGTTCAAGTCGCCCATCTTGAGCAGGATGTCGGGGTCGAGCCCGATGGATAGTGTCGGCCCTGGCATCAGTTCGCCTCCACGCCAGCCGCGCGCACGCCATCGCGGATGTATCCGGCCCACTCTGCTTGCAACGCCGCGAGGTCGGTTTCGCGCGCCAGAAAGAACGGCCACTTGGGCGGCAGCACGGTAATCTTTCCTTCCGCCACCATGCGCAGCCCCTTCTCAACTTTGCTTGTGGGATTGTCGGTAATCTGCTTCTTGAGGATGGCTTTCTTGAGCGTGCGCTTGGCTCTGTCACCAAAGCTGCCAGCCGCCTGCTTGCGTGGTACGAGCTTCTTGGTAATCAGGTCGCGATACAGAGAGCCGACTTTCTTGGTGAGCGGCTGCCGCACGCCGCCGTAGCGGAACACGCCCGCTGCTGCGTAGACGTTGCCCTTCTTGTCGCCCGGATACTTGATGCCATCGCGGAGTTCAACGCGGATGCGAGTCGGCGAGATGGAAATGAAGGGGTTGCTCAGAGCCCGGAGCATCGTGCCTGACCGACTCTCCAGGCCGCTGGCGGAAAAGGATTGAATCAGCATCCGCGTGATGGTTGCCCGCAGCTTCCGCGCAGCTTCCACCTGAATGTCTTCCATCTTTTGCGGTGTCAGTTTGGACAATGCGGCAAGCTGTGCGGCACCACGGCTGCCAGATACATCCCGCGCCGCCTGCCCCATGCTGCTGAGAGAAGTGGCCAGCCCTGCCGCCATCGCCTACCTCTTCGCGTTGCGTTCATGCGTCTGCACCACGCCAGCCATTGCCCGCGCGGCTTCCTGCTCAAAGTCTTCGATGCTCGTAAACTTCCGGGGCTCCTCTTGCGGCGGCTGTACTATCGCCTGCCAGCGCCCCACCAGCATTCCGCAGAACTCGCAGCCAGACTCAGCACGCTCGCCGATGCGTTGCGCCATTCGCTTCTGAGCGCGCTTGGAGGGCTTCTTCACTCCGGCGATCCGCGCCAGCACTCGCACGTCCTTACGAGCTACCTTTATCATTTTCGCCATGCGTTCGGCTTGGAACTGCTCTTCAAGCTGCGCCTTCTGCGCTTCCCAAATGGCGTTCTGCCGCTTCTCCTGCTCCAAAATCGGCAGCAGCAGCGGCTTGATGTCGTTGCGCTCCCAGATTTCAGGCCGCCAGTTGCCAACCACCAGGCCATCCGCAAGCTTCTCCAGCGTCAGCATGGGCGGCAGTTTTTGAACCTCGAAGGGTGCCTCGCTGATGCCCACGTAAGCGGTGAGCGCCACGCGCCCGGTGAGTCCGCTGGGAGTGCCGTCTTCGTTGGGAATCGACCACGGGCCTTTGAGCGCGATGCCGTTTGGCTTGCCGCGCTCGCGTGCCTCTTCAGGCGGCAGGCGGTTCAGCAGCTCCAGGACGCGGGGCTTGTGCTCGTCTGTGTAGAAGACAACATCGTAGGGCAATGCCCACCTCCTAGTTCACAGTGATCGTGATGGGGGCAAGGGAACTCCCCTTGTAGATGAAGTCCGTCTGCATCACGTGCGGCGAGCTGTCGTAGTCGCCGTGGTTGGAACCCGCGAGCATCGTGGCAATCGCCACGTCCGTAGTCGTGGTGGATGCAGGCGTAGAGAGGAACTGCGCCAGTTTGAAGGTCAGCGTGTTCGACGTTCCGCGCGCAATCGGCGTAGCGTGCCCCTGATACCGCGCACGCGCCGTGCAGCCATAGCTCTTGATGGCCACGCACTCAGGCGCGACGGCGGTGCCGGGGCGGTTGATGTCCCACTCAATGTCTTCGTCAAAGCCGCCGCCGACTGGCTCTGCAAACTCAGTCGCACCGTGCGAGATGACAGACATGACGCGGGTATTCTGGCAAACGCTCATAGCACTTCCTCCCTCAACAGCCCTGCGCGGTTAGGTCGATTCTGTAGTAGCCGAACACGGGACTCTGCTTGCGGTTGATGATTGGTTCGCTCCAAGACATGTCCACAATGGGAGGCTTCGCCCATGCCGCCCGCAGCACGTCTAAAAGCCCTTCAATCCCGGTCAGGTCGTTATCCGTCTCACGTGCGAAACCGAAGTAGAGCATGGCCGTGATGCGATAGGTCGGGACTCGCACCTGCTCTCCCACACCCACCAGTTGCCCGCCGCGAATGCTTAAGTACGGCCCGGCTGAGACGATGGTGCCGATGAAGTCCGCGCTGGGAGCCACGTCGTCATAGCCCAGCACCACCCGTGACTCGCTCAGCGTGAATGAACCGCTCGTGAGCCCGTTGGCTGCCGTCTTCAGTGCCGCGCGTATGGTTCCAATGCCAGCCATCTCGCCTCACTGATGCATCACGCCAATGGTTGCCGTGCGCGTGCGCACGCATTCCAGCCGAAAGAGAGCGCCATACCCGCCACTGATGTCCCGCCAGAGTTCCACGCGGTATGTCTTGTTGTCGAACGTGATGCCGTCTCCGATGTTCACGCCGTTGGCGGGCGGGAAGTTCGTCTGCTTCGGAATCAGGAACGGCCTTGCTATCGTTTCCGCGTCGTGCCCCATCTCGAAGGACAGGTCCGTGCTTTCGGCTCCAGGATGCGCCGAGAGCGTTACCGCGCTGGCGTTGCGGTTGGTGTAGCTCACCGTGTCCCCGAGTAGTTCCAAGATTTCCTTGGCTGCATTGGCGGCCACGCTCTGAAATTCATCGCGCACGCTCATGCTTTAGCCCCGCCGAATCGGAATGAAGCCCGTGCTCGTGTTCGGTGCTGCGTTCTCCCGGCGCTTGATGCTGTCCACGATATGCATCACTGGCACGTAGGTCTGAAAGAGTTCCTTAATCTGCTGCCGCTTCTCGTCTGCGGTGTAGGTCAGCGAAGACAGTTCGCCGATGGCACCGCCCTCAATGCGGCCCACGTTCAAGCGCACGGCGTCCCAGGCCACCACCAACGCCTCAACCTTCGTGGTGCTGTCGCTATCCAGCGTGCTGGTCAGGTACGTGCGTAGCGCGTCTTTCAAGGTGTCCAGGTCGCTGAGTTCCAACACGACACCGTAGCCGTTGTGGATCTTCAGCGAGTCGGCGTAGATGACGCGCGCAATCTCAAAGCAGGACCGGATAGTCGCTTCGTTTGAAATAGCCATCAGTTCCTACCCCGCTCCTCACGCTCAACCCACTTCCCCAGCGCGTAAACCACCGTCCTCAGTTCCGCAGCCGTCCACGTCGCCGGGTCTTTGTCCATGATGGCCTTGGCTGCCACGATGAGCGCGCGAATGGCCTTCTTCTCCGTCACCTCCGCAGGTTCCGGCCTGCTCGCATCCCAAGCCGCCTTTGCCGCCGCGTGCTCCTGTTTGAGCGCCAGCACTTCAGCGCCCGTCATCTTCCGCCAGCCTTGCCGCGCGTTCTGGCCCTCTGCGAGCGGCTGCTGCTTGACAGGCCACTTTGCCGGGAGTTCTTCCGTGTTCGCCGTGTCTTCAGCGAGCAGGACTTCGTAGTCCGCCGCGAATGCGGGAGTGGAGAGCAGCGCGAGAATCAGGAACAGACGCACGTTAGCGGCCTCCGGTGGGGGTGAATTTGAGGTAGTAGTAGAAAATGTAAGCGAACCGATTTGTTGAACCTGCCGACTTCACTAATGACCAGTTAGCCGTAACTCCCCTAGAACTGCCTGTTGGAATGTTTGTCGTAATAGTACCTACCGACGAACCATTGATAAAATATTGCACTGAATTACCAGCAGCATTCACCACAATTCGCAGGCGGTAATATGTATTTGCTGCGACCGTTACGCCGCTATCTGCCGTGGTTTCTGTGCTATTGGAGCGCGCAACTAGCGTCCACTTGCCGCTATTCTCGTCATGTGTATATCGAAACATCACCGCGTCTGTGCCGTTGCCTACTCCATCACCAAATCCCGCTGATAACGTATATGTATCTGTTCCATCCGAAAGAGTTGTCGTGCGCGTTCCCAATTCACATATCGTCTCTCCGTAGCCCAGAATGACGCTATCGTTGGGCATGAAGATTCGCGCGGAAGCCGTCGTTCCGCTGAAGGTTGAGCCAATCCACGCATTGATTTCATTTGCCAGAGACGACGTTATTGACACGTCGCCAGTGCCGCCGACGGCTTTGGCAAATCCATACGCTCCTGAGGGACTCGTTAATGGCGCGAATGCGAATTCCTCAAGAAACTCCCAACTCGTGCTCGGATTCAGCCCTCCGCTCGCAGGCAAATTCGTCAGATTCGCCCCGCTCACCGCTGGCAACACCGCAGGGAAGCGCGCGTCGGGGATGGTGCCGCTTGTCAACTGCGTGGCATTCAGCGAAGTCAGGTCTGAGCCATCAACGCCCCAACTCGCATCCGTCCCGTCTGTCGTCAGGAATTTGCCGGAGTTGCCGGTTTGAGAGGGGAGAGATGCGCCGCCGCCGCCACCCCCTCCGCCATAGTTCGGCACGTCCTCCGCCGACGCCGGAGACCATGCAAACGAAATGGCCACGAGTGCCGCCGCACCTGCCAGCAGCACGCCGAGGCCAAGCTGTTCCTTCCGTGCTTTCGTCACGCTGATGCTCCCTACGAGCGAGGTTTGTAAATCGGATACGCTGTTCCAGATGCAGTCTTGAACGTGAACCTGCGCGTGGTCGAGTTGAGGGGAAAGGTTGCGTTCGGCAGAATCGGAATACTGCCGCCGCCTGAAGTAGTGCTTACCTCGCCGCCGTTCTCATTCACCCAGACTGTCACATCTGCGGTGGGGTTAGTAATCGAGCCGCCGCCACTATTCAGCGTTGCGGTGCGCTGGGTGGTGTCTGCCTCAAAATCCCGGCCCGCGCTGCCGGGAAGCGTCACGTCTGCTGATGCCATTGCCAGAGCCTCCGTTTAAGCGTTAGCCCTAGTTCGAGGTGAACATTGCGGCCCAGGTCGTCGAATCGACGCCGACGAAAATAGCCATCGTCTTGCCTTCAATCGTGATGGCGGTGTCTGAGGTGCCATCGTTGATGTCGTCACCGCTGGCCGGGTAAATCTTGAGTCCAGAAGTCGCCACCGTGTCATAGACGATGTAGATAGCGCCAGCCGAGGCCGCAGGCAGAATGACACCCTTGTTACCATCCGAGGCTGTGACATAGGTAATCTGATGCGTGATGGCCGTAGCATCGCCCTGCGCAGATCCAGCCGCCGCCTTTGTGCCCACATTGCCCAGCGCGAGCAAGCCTGCCGAGCTGGTCGTCACGCCGCCGTCTTTAATCAGCGTGCTGTCGATGGTCACGCCGCTGGCAGCCGTGGTCTCGGCAATGGTGTTCGTGGCGATGCTGGAGCCAGACAGTGCGGTGAACGTGTTCGCCGTGAAGGTGAAATCGTCCGCGCCAGAAATCTCGATATCAATCTGGTCGTCGGTCGGCGCGCTGATGGTCGTATCTGCGTCGGCATCCAGAATCACAGTGTCAGCGCCACCGTTGACATCTACGCCATTGGTAAACACCTGCGCCTGGTCTGTCGCGCCTTCGACTGTGCCGTCCGCAGCGAGGAAGCCGGAGGCCGAAGAGGTGAACGCCACGCCCGTCCAGTTCACGCCGTCCGACCAGACAAGGCCGCACTGGTTCTGTGAAATCGTGACAATCGTGGTTGCGCCTGCGTTCTTGACTACGAGGTCTTCGGCGTCATCTGCCGCGTTGACGATGAAGAACTCGTAGCCTTTACTGGCCACGACTTCCGGCAGTGTGATGTTGCGGCTGCTGCCGCCCGGGTCGAGCACCTGTACACGCTTGGAGGCTTTCGAGAGCGTGACGTTCCCCGCCAGCGTGGCGACGTTCGGCACATTGTCATCGAAAACCTTCTTGCCCTTCCAATACTGCTCGCCCTCACTGACGCCACCCGAGGCGGCGAAAAGCGCGGAGCACGTCAGCAGCGCAAAGGCTGCGAAAATTCCAATCCGTTTCATGTGGTTCTGGTCTCCGTGATAGGTTCGTTCGTTAAACGAGCTTGAAGTGCGGAATGGTCCGCTCGCCTTTGGCCGCGCCGGGAACGTGCTCGACGGGACGCACGCCGATCATTGACACCCAGCGCTCTTTCTTGTCCTTGGAGAAATTCACCAGCAGGTTGGCAATCGGAGAGATAACCGTTCGCGCGCCCGCGCCCTCGCCTACCTGACGCTCGGAAGCGTACAGAAGGATGTCCCGATACGGCTCCAGTCGAATGGTTGCACCATCGAGCAAGAGCGCCTTTGCGGGGGTCGCGAGGCGGGACTGATATTCCGCCACTGCCTCAATTTGCCGCTCTAACGGCAGCGCAGCGATAGCCGCGAATTCGCGAGCAGGGTCTTTGATGGAGGGCACCGCCGTGATAGTGCCCTTGTTGCTCGGGATGGGACACACCTTGGCTTTGTATTCAGAGCCGTCGTTGTCCACGTAGATTGCATCCCGGTATTCAAGCCCGTTGACAAAGTACAGCCCGCCGTCCTGAAACTCAGGATGTTGCGGCTTGGCCTTCGGCTTCTCCGGGGCTTTGTCGTCGTTTGCCATTGTGCTGAATCCTTAGTCGATAGCCTTAAAGCGGCGGCACCATTGCCGCCGCTTTTCAGATGCTTTGTGTTAGGCGAACGCGCTGGCGTTGTGGACCAACTCGCCGAGCAGAACCTCGCGGTGGTCGCTGTAGACCACGGACCAGTTCGCAGCCGAAAGCAGCGCCGCATCGGTCGGGTTGGCACCGCCCGCGCCGCTGTTGTAGCCCATGCCCTTGATGCCGACCCAGTAGTCAACGTCACCACGGGCGCGCAGCAGCACCTGTTCCTTGCTGGTGTCCAGGAAGGGCGGATAGACGGTCAGCGGCAGGCTGTAGCCCACCTTGATAGCGCCGGGCCCCAGGATGAGAGCGTGCGCTTTGTTGAAGCCGCCGTCCGCCGTGGTCAGCGCGGCGCTGTCGCACATCGTCAGGCTCACGCCCAGCGAGCTGAGGATGATTCCGGCACGGGTCGCTTCATCGGCGATGCCAGTCACGCCTGCCCCCAGGTATTCGTCCACCAGATCCTGCATGGACTCCGAGCGGCAGATGACGGCCTTGACCTTCTCGCGGCTGTCGCCGAACTTCGCCTTGAGCGCATTGATGAGCGTGCGGCTCAGGTTGGTGCGCACGGTTGCGCTCCACACATCATGCGTGTGCGCCGTGGTCGTCATGGCCGCGATAGCGCCGCGCGCCGCGTTCAGGATGGTTTCGCGCAGCATCAGGAAGGCCGACTCGCCGAACTGCATACCGATCTCAGCGGAAATCTGCTCCGAGGAAGCCCGGCTCAGGCGGCCCGCGTCCAGCGAATGAACCACGCTGCCGAGCTTCTTGTGGACCTTGACGGCCTTCTCGTCACCGCTGGTCAGTTCCAGGTCCGTCACCGCCGACACGCTGGTCAGGTCGCGGCGGGTGCCGAGCGAACTGATGCGCTTGAAGACGGGCATGGAGAGATACTGGCCTTCGCTGGAGAACACGGGGTCGTTGACCAGCTCGATCGGAGCGCCGGAGCCCGGCCCGCCAATGAGGCTCATCACGTCCATGTTTTCAACGAACGCCTGCCGCGCGTACTGAGCGGCCACTTCGGGAATGAACAGGTCAGATGCGAGAGTTTCGGCCATGAGTCAGGATTCCTTTTTCCGTGCGGCGCTGTAAGGCCGCGCTATTTGTGTTTTCGTTTCTGGCGCTCGCGGTCGGCCTCAAGCCGCAATCTTTCAACGCGCGCCGGATCGGCTTTCAATGCTTCCCGCAGCCGTTTCGGGTCCTTCATCAGTTCGTCATGCGTCAGGTTTCCGAAGATTTCATCTGACGACTTGATTGCTCCCGGAGTCGTCGGCTTCAGTCCTTCGGTGCTCGCTGCTGGCTTGGCCGGAACAAACATTCCGCCTTCGTCCGTCTGGAGAAACGCTTGAATCCAGTTCTTGATAGGAGTCCGCGTTTCGCCTTCCCGGTAGTAAACCTGCATGTCGTCGGCAACTTCGACGTTCTCGCCGTAGACAGAGGTCACGTACTTGCGAAGGTGTTCGGCCTTCTCGCCCGTCACGCCAGCCGCAGCGGCTAGAATGGCGGCGTTCTTCGCCTGTCCAAAGATGGTCGCCTTCAGCGTCCGCAGTTCCTCGGCCTGCCGCTCAAGTGTCGGCTGCTCGATGGTCTGCTTTGGCGGCGCTTCCTGAACTGGCTGCTTGGTGGCAACGCGCGCTTTCGCGTTCGCTGCGTTCATAGCGGCCTTCAGGTCGGCAACTTCTTTTTGGAGTTGAGAGACAACCTCTGCATTGTTTTGAGTCGCGGCAGGGGCGACGGCGGGCGGAACAACCTCAGCTGGAGCGGCAGCCGGGACCGTTGGTTCTGACATTCAATTAACCTCCTACGGGTTCACTCTGCAAGTTTTTCACGTCGATACTGTCAATCAGTTCATCCATAAGCCGCCCAACCGTCTCGGCACGCTTTGCGTCTGCGGTCTCCACGAAGCGCTGGCGGGTAAGCGCGAGCTGCTGAAGGGCAAGCGGTATCTTGCCAATCTGCCCGTCATCGGTTGCTGGCGCATTTGCCGGGTTGCCGTTGATGGTCGCAGCGCCGTCCAAGTCCGCATCTCGAGCTTCCTTCAGAATGGCCGTCTTTGCTTCCGCGCTCGCCGTCGGGGTCAGCGCCAGCGCCACGTTCGCAAGCTGCTCGCGGTAGGCGGTCTCCGGATAGCCCTTGATGCTCTGCACGTCGATGATGTTCTTCACCTTCTGGTCCAGCGTCAGCACGTCGCAGTAGTCCAGCCCGAGCACGGCGGGAGCGTCTTTCGCGATGGGTGCGCGAAACTCGGCTATCAGGCGTGCTGCGGCTTCAACGGCAGTGCGGATGCCAGAGGCGTAGGCGGTCAACATGGCGCTGAGCGGCTGGCGGTCGATAACCTTGGCTTCTGCGGACTGGCGCGCGTTCTGCGTCTGCGTGCCCACCGCATTAAGGCCGATGGACTGGAACACCTCGTACATGTTGGTCTTGCCGTTTTCCCAATCCTTGAAGAGCGCATCCGCCGCACCTGGCTGCGGAGCCGTGAACGACGCGCTTCCGCCCGGCCCGAGATTCAGCGCGCCAACAGACACGTCTACAATCTGGTCAATCGGCTTATCTGTGACGATGGTAAGAATCTGGAACGCGATGCTATTGAGATACCACGTCAGCGAAGCCTCGCGGTTGAAGACTTTGAGCGCGGGTTCTTCCATGCGCTGCATGGCCCACAAGCCCTGATGAATCTTCAGCGGCACGACAGGCAGGCGGGGGAAGCCGTGACGCTTGATGCTCTTGCACGCGACGACGGCATCTTTCGACGGCGGCGTAGCCTTGTCGTATTTAATCTCGTATTCAACGAAGTCCGTTTCCGTAATGTACGTCCACAGCTCGCGAACCTTCGTAGCCGGGCCGATGGGCGCTTCGCGGATAACGTCCTTGCGGTAGGTGCGTATCCACTTCAACTCCGCTCCGTCTTCCTGCCACATGTCCACGTCGCGCGCACAGAGCACGCGCAGCATGGCGTCAAAGCCGCCACCGTTTTTCTGCTCAGTCTGGTGTTTAAACTGGCCGCCCGGCCCCTGCACTGCGAGGAACGTGCGGAAGTGCTTCAGGTGGTCAATGGCCGCGTTGCGCAGCAGGAGCGGTAGCGGCGTACCCAGCCCGTCCGCGTTGTTGTTGAGGTTCTTCCAGTATGGCGACGTGTCTTCGCTGATGATTTCTGGCTTAACATTGAAGACGGCAGAAACGAAGTAATCGAGGATGCCTGCCACGAGGTTCGTGTAGCGACTGACGCGCTTGCGTTCCTCCCAGCGATTGTTCATGCCGTGGAAGGCATTGCGGGCGGCTTGGCCAACGCCCACGTTTTCAACGCTGGTGTCTATCGGCGCGGTAGCGGCCTTGGGATTCTCAATCTGTCGCTGGTCAAGGTATTGCTCAATATTCTTGCGGAACTGCTCGCCGCCGCAGTAGAGGTCTTCGTAGCGTTCAATCAGGTCCGCGCGATAGTCGGGATGCTTCGCTGAGATTTCAGCGTAAGTAATCGCAGACGGGAATTCCGATGGCCGCGTTGTGCCAGCGGCCGGAGCAGGAGCTGTCGAATTTTCATTCGGCGCGGCCATCGGAATATTGAATCCGGATAGGCTGCGGCACTTCGCACGCGGTAACTGTGCTACCTAATAGATTCCATGTCAATCTTAAAATCGCAAAATCTTTGTTGTTTTGCGCAAATAACGGAAGTAGGTTGGTAGCAGAGGGTTCTATGGCCGAAATAATCCCGCTCCCAAAACGCCGCTCTCCCAAGCAGCTTGCCCGTGCGTACATGATGGGGGAACTTGAAAGCAATGACTACCCAGCGCGAGGCGGACTACGCAACGCCATGCTGATTGCCGACAGCGCGGATTCTGAAATTGCGCGCATGCAGGCGTTGGCCTTTATCGAACGCCTCGCCGACCTTGCCCACGAGCAAGACACTGCGGAAATCCACGACATCAAGCTCGTCGCCATTGAGAACCAGGGCGGCAGGATTGTTGAGGCTGGATGATTCGCCTCTTTGCCACGCAAGACCAGTTCGACATCATCAACTGCACGGCCCGCTTCATGGGCCTTTTCGCTGGCAGGCGCTGGGGCAAGACAGACACCTTCTTCAATCGCTGCGTCAAACGCTGTGTTGAGTCGCCCGGCCTCCAATACGTCTACATCGCACCGTCCTACGGCCTCGCCAAAGAGCAATACGAGCGCATCTGTGCCAGCCTTGGGACGCTCGTGCGTCGTGCCGTGGGGCAGCCCAAGCCCGTGATTGAGCTAGTCAATAGTTCCCGCGTTCACTTCCGCAGCTTCGACAAACCCAAGTATCTACGCGGGCTCCGCCGCATTGGCGAGGTGTGGGTAGACGAAATCCAGGACATCAAAGAGCAGGACTTCTGGGCAGTGGTGCGCCCGCTGGTGTCCGACGTGCGCGGCACCATCGTTGTCTCCGGCCAGTTTCGCGGCCTGGCCTGTTGGTACTACAAGCCGTTCTTCGAGAAAGGGCAGGTCGCCGGGCAACACCTATATCGGAGCTGGAAGAAGCCTTCGTCCACTGGTCTTGTGTTCCAGGACGCCGAGGGGCAAGAAGAACTCCGGCTCGCTCAAGAGCAGATGACTCGCGCGCAGTACATGCAGGAATACGAATGCGAGCCAGTCGCCAACCAGGCCGCCGTGTTTCTGACTGAGGACTTGATAGCTTGCCAGCGAGGGCAGATCCTGACAGCCCCACGCGCCGGGCAAATCTACGTCATCGGTTATGACTTGGGAGAAATGTCGGACCCGTCCGCGCTCTGCGTGATGGAGGTCCGCACGAAGACCGTCGTTCACAGCGAGCAGATACCGCTGCGAACCAAGCACGAACTCCAGGCCACGAACCTAGCGAAGAAAGCGCGCTTCTGGAACAACGCCCAGGTCGTTATCGACGCCACGGCAGGCGGCGCTGGCGGCCACAAGATTGCAGACGAGAACGTGAAGCATTATCGCAAGTTCATCCCGGACGTGCGCGCGCTGGTCTGGGCTCCGAACTTCAAGCGGGAGATGGTGCGGGGCTTGTCACTGGAGATTGAGCAGCACACGATTAGCATTCCAGCCGAACACATCCGCCTACAGCGGCAGCTCGCAGCGTTCGAGTTCAAACGGCGCGGGGATGAATACACGTATTCTGGTCCGGACGGAACGCATGACGACGAAGTTGCCGGATTACTGATGGCGAATCACGCGGTGCGAGCGGGATGGGTCAAGACGAATGGTAGCGCGGGGCTGGGAGCGTTGCTGCACTAGGCGTTATAGCCTTTTATTTATTGGCAACACACATTGAGG